ACCGAAGGGGGATGATGCTTGGGTAAACTTCGTAAAACCATTTTTAAAACTAACACGAAAAGAAAAAAACAATTTTAAAACAAAAAAGTAAAAACAATGAGAGAACAAGACATCACCAAATTGGAATTCTTAATGATGGTTAATGATAACATCATAGTTCAAAGATATTTCAATGTTAGAGATTACAATCCTGATACAAGAAATTCAGTTGATTTCAAAGAGTTTATGGATGATTTGATTCATAATCTTAATTATCAACTTAAAATGAAGGCAGTTAGTTATCTATTGGAAAATCAATACGATATCACCAACAATCCAAATCTTCTTAATACATCATATGTCGATGGTCCTGAGTATTTTAACATTTATTTAAAACAAGGGGATAAGTTACTTTGTCACAGAAGATTTGATGCCAAAATCTACCCCCCAAAGGTTAGATACACAGTTGACATCAGACAAACAATCAAAGGTATTTTGTCAGAATTGACTAATTTATTTTCAGCAAAAGACCTTTCATTTGATTATCTCGGACTTAATACCAGAGTGTAATATTTATTCATACAATAACTTAAACTTATGTCATCTAACAAAAATTTTGATTACTTAGGAAGCTCTTTTCAAGTACAACTACTTAATCAAATCGTAGTAGATAAAGAGTTCTCAAGGTCTATTGTTGATGTAATTGAATCCAATTATTTCGATAACAAATACTTCAAAATCATTATCCAAATGATTAAGGAGTATAACCAAAAATGGGATGGTGTTCCTAGTTTTGAAACACTTGAACAAATAACAAAATCTGAATTTCAGCAAGAATCTATCGCTAAAGTAGTTATAGATACTATAAGAAAAATTAAAGAGGCACCAGTATCAGGTGGGGACTTTGTTCAAGAAAAAGCATTGAAGTTTTGTAAACAACAAGAGTTACAAAAAGCCATAACAAAAGCTCAAAAGGTTATCGATGGTGGTGAGTTCGAGAACTACGATGCCCTTGAAGAAATGATACGAGAAGCACTCCAAGTTGGGGTCGTTGAAGATGGTATGTTAAATGTCTTCTCCAACTTGGATGATGTTTTAAATGAGGATTATAGACATCCAATACCTATGGGAATCCCTGGTATTGATAGATTACTGAAAGGTGGTTTAGCTAAAGGTGAAATCGGTGTTGTATTAGCACCAACAGGTGTGGGTAAATCAACCATATTAACCAAGATTGCCAACCACGCATTTAACCTTGGATATAATGTTCTTCAAATATTTTTTGAGGATAATCCCAAGGTTATTCAAAGAAAACATTTTACATTGTGGAGTAAAATCCACCCAGATGATATGTCCAATAAAAAGGAAGAAGTTTTGATGAGAGTTAAGGAAGTTGAAAGTAAAATGACAAATCAACTTATCTTGGAGAAACTTCCATCTGATACAATGACAATGACTCAAATCAAAAATCTTATTAGAAAGAAGATTGCTGATGGTATTAAAGTAGATATGGTTTTGTTGGACTATATTGACTGTGTTGTACCTGAAAAAAACTTGGGTGATGAATGGAAGTCAGAAGGTTCTGTAATGAGAGGATTCGAAGCAATGTGTCACGAACTTAATTTAGTAGGTTGGACTGCAACACAAGGTAATAGAAGTTCTATTTCATCTGAAGTTGTAACAACAGACCAAATGGGTGGGTCAATTAAGAAAGCCCAAGTTGGACATGTTATTATTTCAATAGCTAAAACATTACAACAGAAAGAAATGAAATTAGCAACAATTGCAATTACAAAATCAAGGATTGGTGACGATGGAATTATCTTCGAAAATTGTAAGTTTGACAATAGTATGTTGGAAATTGATACTGAATCTTCGGTTACATTCTTGGGACACGAAGAACAAAAAGAAGAAAACAACAGACAAAGAATTAAAGATTTATTAGAAAAAAGAAAACAAAGAGAAAACACGATTTAATTATGACTGAAAAGATTTTAACGGAAAACCCTGGTAGATTTGTTATATTCCCAATTCAATACGATGATATTTGGGAATACTATAAACAACACCAAGCGGCATTTTGGACAGCAGAAGAGGTTGATTTAACCAACGATATTAGAGATTGGGAAAACCTTTCTGACAATGAAAAGTATTTTGTTAAGAATGTATTATCTTTCTTTGCGGCCTCTGATGGTATTGTAAATGAGAACTTGGCTGAAAACTTCTACCGAGAAGTACAATATCCTGAAGCTAAATTTTTCTACGGATTTCAATTAATGATGGAAAATATCCATTCTTTAATGTATTCTTTATTAATTGATACTTACATTTCAAATCCAAAAGAGAAAGACGAATGTTTCAATGCAATTGATAGATTACCTGCGGTTCAGAAGAAAGCTAAATGGGCTTTAGATTGGATTGAAAAAGCATCTTTCCAAGAAAGGTTGGTTGCTTTCGCTGCAGTTGAAGGTATATTCTTTTCAGGTTCATTCTGTTCAATATTCTGGTTAAAATCAAGAGGAATAATGCAAGGATTATGTAATGCTAACTCTTTGATTTTTAAGGATGAAAACTTACATTGTGATTTCGCAATTCACTTATTGAATAATCATGTTGAAAATAAACCAAGTGAAAAGAGAATCAAAGAAATTCTACTTTCAGCCTTGGAAATCGAAAAAGAATTTATCACTGAATCTCTACCTGTATCTCTTATTGGTATGAATTCAAACCTAATGAAACAATACTTGGAGTTTGTTGTTGATGGATTGTTAGTTAAATTTGGATGTAAAAAACAATTTAATGTAGAACAACCTTTCAAATTTATGGAACAAATAGCTGTTGAAACAAAAGGTAATTTCTTCGAATCAAGAACAATGGAGTATCAAAAAGCTAAATTGAACGAAACTCTAACATTCACAGACGACTTCTAAAAAAATTAATTATGTCATTAAAAATTCAAAAAAGAAATGGGGAAGAAGCTGCCTTCAACCCCCAAAAAATCTACAATAGAATCAAGAGATCAAGTAAAGGACTCAGTGTTAATTCGGATGAGATTTTTATTAAAGTAATCACTTCAGTACCTACTGAAGGACTTATTACAACAAAACAACTTGATAAGTTGATTTATGAGATTGCCGCATCATATACAGGAAGTCATCACGATTATTCAAGATTGGCATCTCAAATCGCTATATCATCTTATCACAAAGAAACTGATGGAAGTTTCTCAAATACAATGAATACATTACATTCTGTAGGTATTGTAAATGACGAGTTGATGAAAACGATTGAAAGTTATGGTGCAAGTAATATTGATGAAGTTATCAATCACGAAAATGATTACAACTTTGATTATTTCGCTTGGCGTTCATTATATGAGATGTATCTATTGAAAACACCACAAGGTGTTACAATTGAAAGACCTCAACATATGTATATGAGGGTTGCTCTATGGGTTACAAAATCCTTTGAAGAAGCGGTTGAATACTACAAATCATTATCAACTCAACTTATTTCTCCTGCAACACCAATTATGATTAATTCAGGTACAAAGATACCTCAGTTAGCATCTTGTGTGTTACATTATAATAATGATGACTCAAGAGAGGGGTTATTGTCAACTATGAATGATATCTCAACCTATTCAGCCGATGCTGCAGGTATTGGACTTTGTATGTCAAATATCAGAAGTAAGGAAAGTAGATTATCAACATCAGGTGGATTTGCGGGTGGTTTGTTGAAATATCTTAAGATTGTAAATGAGTCATTAAGATTCTTCAATCAACAAGGTAGAAGACCAGGTTCTGCGGCAATATATCTTGAACCTTGGCACAAAGACATCATAGATTTATTAGAAATCAAAAAGAATACAGGTGCTGAAGAATTAAGAGCTCGTGACTTATTCACAGCTCTATGGATACCTGATAACTTTATGAGAGCCGTTAAAGAAAATGGTGATTGGTATTTATTCTGTCCTAATGATATTAAGAAGTCGGGATTGAAACCATTACAAGAATGTTTCGGTGATGAATATGAATCTGTATATGAACAAGCAGTTAATCTTGGATTAGGTAAAAAAGTTAAAGCTCAAGATATTTGGAATAAAGTAATTGAATCTCAAATTGAAACTGGTGTACCATATCTTTGTTCTAAAGATAGTGCAAACAGAAAAACAAATCATCAAAACATTGGGGTAATCAAACAATCAAATCTTTGTAATGAGATTTACCAATATACTGATGAAACAACAACTGCTATTTGTACCCTATCTTCAATGGTATTAAAGAACTTTGTTCACGATGGACAATTCGATTTTGAGGGACTTTATAATGAAACTTGTAAAGTAGTTAGAGCTTTGAACAAAGTTGTTAATATCAACAATTACTCAACAAGTAAAGGTGAAAAAGGTGGTAAAGAACAAAGAGCAATTGCAATTGGAACACAAGGTTTGGCTGATGTATTTTATCTAATGGATTATGAGTTTACCTCTGAAGAAGCAAAGAAGTTAAACAAAGAAATATTTGAAACAATTTATTATGCGGCAATTAGCGAAAGTAATAAATTAACTCACGATGGTGAATATCCAAAATATGATTTCTTTGAAGGTTCACCAATGTCAAAAGGTATCTTCCAATTTGATATGTGGGGATTATCCGAATCTGATTTATCAGGAAGATGGGATTGGAATGATTTGAAAGAAAATGTTATGAAATATGGTATTTGTAACTCATTGTTCACTGCTCAGATGCCAGTTGCGAGTTCGGCTAAGATAACAGGTTCTTATGAAATGACTGAACCAGCACACTCAGCAATCTTTAATAGAAGAGTAGTTGGTGGTGAGATTATGATTGTAAACAAATATCTAATTGCTGACTTTGAGAAACTTGGAATTTGGGGTGAAGATTTGAAAAACGAGATTATATTGAATGAAGGTTCAATTCAAAACATTAACTTCAACAACTATTTAGATAAGGAAGACAAGAAATACAACCAAAAGGTTAAAAGAATTGAACATTTGATTAAGAAATACAAAACCATTTGGGAAATTTCACAGAGAGAATTGATTGATATGGCAGCAGATAGAGCTCCATTTATTGACCAATCACAATCAATGAATATCTATATGGGTAACCCAACTTTATCTAAAGTAACATCGTCACACTTCCACGCTTGGCAAAAAGGATTGAAGACACTTTGTTACTATGTTAGAACTAAAGCAATATCAACTGGTGCAAAACATTTAGCGGTAGATATATCAAAAATAGAAAAACCAAAAGTTACACCAACATTACCACACGTTGAAGTAATAACAAACAAACCAACAGATTCACCTTTCGAATGTTTTGGTTGTTCATCTTAAATAAAGAAATCACGACAAATGTCGTGATTTTTTGTTTTATGGTATTTATTGAAATATGTAGGGTATTATATTTATTGTTATGGCTAATGGAATAACTTATGGAATAAATTTCCCATTCAGGGATTCATACGAGGGAAACTATTTAAGTTTGTCACAAACTACTGATGATGAAATCAGAAGTAACCTTGTACATCTACTTTTAACAAGAAAAGGTACGAGATATTATTTACCTGATTTTGGTACAAGATTATATGAATACTTATTCGAACCATTAGATGGTCCGACATTTTCAGATTTAGAATCTGAAATAAGAGATTCAGTGGGTGAATATATACCTGGTATAACTATAACAAAAATAACAATAACACCAGGTTCAGAGGGTGATGAGGACAAAGGGTATTATGTGAATGAAGACAATCAAAGGGAATTCAAAGTACCAAATATTGGACAATTAGAACACACAGCAAAAATAAAAATTGACTACATAATAACAGATACTGCATTTAATAGTAGTGATTTTGTGATTATTAATATATAACAACTATGGCCAACAAGAAAATATCATATACAACAAGAGATTTCCAATCAATAAGAACGGAGTTAATTAATTTTACTCGAACTTATTATCCTGACTTAATTGATAATTTCAATGATGCTTCAGTATTTTCTGCTTTGTTGGACTTAAATGCTGCTGTTTCAGATAATCTTCAATACAATATTGATAGAAGTATCCAAGAAACAGTTTTACAATATGCTCAACAACGTTCTTCAGTTTTTAACATTGCAAGAACTTATGGTCTTAAAGTACCAGGTCAAAGACCATCAGTTGCGTTAGTTGACTTTTCAATAGTTGTACCAGTTTATGGTGATGCTGAAGATTTAAGATATTGTGGCATATTAAGGAGAGGATCACAAGTAAATGGTGCTGGTCAAGTATTTGAAACTATAACTGATATTGATTTTGCTTCACCAACAAGTGCTGATGGCGTACCCAATAGATTAAAAATACCTAACTTTGACTCAAACAACAGATTATTAAATTATACTATTGTAAAAAGAGAAACTGTTGTTAACGGTACTACTAAAGTTTTTAAACGAGTTGTAACTCCAAATGATATAAGACCATTTTTTGAATTGTTTTTACCTGAAAGAAATGTTTTGGGGATAACAAGTGTTTTATTAAAAGATGGTACACAATATGCTAACGTACCATCAGTTGAAGAATTTTTAGGTACTGACAATAGATGGTATGAAGTTAAAGCATTGGTAGAAGATAGAGTGTTCATTGAAGACCCAACAAAAGTTTCAGATAATCCTGGTATTAAGGTTGGTAAATACATCCAAACTAATACAAAATTCATTAGTGAATTTACACCTGAAGGTTTCTGTAAATTAACATTTGGTGGTGGTAGTCAATCTGCTGATGAACAACTGAGAGAATTTGCAAGAAATGGATTCGAACTTAATTTGTATAAGTACTCAAACAATTTTTCTTTAGGTAGTACCTTAAAAGCTAATTCCACATTATTTGTTCAGTATAGAATAGGTGGTGGAACTGGTAGTAATTTAGGTGTAAATGTAATAAATCAAATCGGTACAATTAATTTTAACGTTAATGGTCCTTCTGTATCCGTAAATACAAGTGTTATAAACTCTTTAGCATGTACTAATATTACTGCGGCAATTGGTGGAGCACAAGCACCAACTACTGAAGAAGTAAGAAATTTAGTAGCATTTAATTTCTCAGCTCAATATCGTGCCGTTACAATAAATGATTACGAATCAATTATTAGAACGATGCCATCACAATTTGGTGCACCAGCAAAAGTGACTATCACGGAAGAAAACAACAAAATCAAAATTAAAATGTTGTCCTATGATGAATCAGGACGATTGACTGAAGTTGTATCAAACACACTCAAAAACAATGTAGCAAATTACTTATCAAACTATCGAATGATAAATGATTATATATCAGTAGAAACTGCCAATGTAATTGACTTAGCATATAACATTGATGTTGTATTGGATAATAGTCAAAACCAAGGTGCTGTAATTACACAAATTGTTGATACTGTAACTAACTTTATGGCACCAACAAATAGAAATTTGGGTGAAAATGTAAATGTTTCAGAGTTGAGAAGATTGTTACAATCACAAAATGGTGTTATTACAGTTTCAAGCATTTCAATTTTCAATAAAGTTGGTGGTGAATATTCTTCGTCTCAAACTTCTCAAAGATATGTCGATTCAGAAACAAAACAAATTGAGTTGATTGATGACACAATCTTTGCAGAACCAAGTCAAACCTATCAAGTTAGATATCCAAATAGAGATATTAACGTTAGAGTGAAGAATTTAAGTACGGTCAATTTCTCCTAAAGATTTATTTTGAATTGTGATGGTTTATCTTTTTGAAATGGATAAATAAACTATTTATTTTTAAAAGATAATTAATGTCTAACTCATATAGAATAAGAACCGAACTTGGTAAAGATAAGTATGTAAATGTGTTATTGGAACAAGATTTCGAGTACTTAGAAATACTTTCGCTCAAAATTTTACAAAGTCAAATTTACACAAGATTATGTTCGGATTATGGTGTTGTTGCTGGTAGAATTACTGCTAACTCAGGTTTTGGTCTACCTAATTGTAAGGTATCAATTTTTATACCATTAAGTAACGAAGACCAAAGTAACCCGATAATTTCTGAATTATATCCTTATGAATCTCTGACAGATACAAATGTAGATGGTTATCGTTACAATTTACTACCATATGTCCGTTCTCATAGTGGACATAATCCAACAGGTTCTTTTCCTGACAGAATAGATGTATTAACAGACCCTAATGTAATTGAGGTTTATGACAAATATTATAAATTCACAACCAAAACAAATGATAGTGGTGACTTTATGATTTTTGGTGTTCCTCTTGGAACACAAACAATTCACGTTGATATCGATTTATCAGATATTGGGGAATTCTCATTATCACCACAAGATTTGATACGTTTAGGAGTTGCTACAGAAACACAAGTTGCGGGTACTGAGTTCAGAAGTTCTACGGATTTAAATACCTTACCACAAATTATTTCACTTAATCGGACAATTAATGTTGAACCACTATGGGGACAACCTGAAGTGTGTACAATTGGTATAACAAGAACTGACTTTGATATTACGTCAGAAGCGAACGTTTTAATAACCCCGACTGCAATTTTTATGGGGAGTATTTTTTCAAATGGAAATGACCAATATCAAACTCAACGTTGTAGACCTAAATTAAGAAGTGGTGATTTATGTAATTTAGTTGCCGGTCCTGGTGAAATTTTGGCAATAAGACAAACAATATTCAATGACGATACAGGAAGACCTGTACTTGAAACCTTTGCGTTAGATTCAGGTGGTCAAGTCATTGATGATAATGGAGCTTGGTTAGTTGACGTACCAATGAATTTGGATTATGTTACAACTAATGAATTTGGTGAAAGGGTAATCTCAGATGACCCCAAAGTTGGTATTCCAACACGTGGTAAATATAGATTTAAAGTTAAATGGAATCAATCCCCAACTTTATCTGAGGATATTAAAAGGGGTTATTTTTTGGTACCAAATATACGAGAGTATGGATGGGAGAATTTCGATAATGACCCTTTGGTAAATCCAATATCAACAACATCTTTTGAGAACGCAGTCAAATCATATTCATTTAGTTTAGATTGGAACGACTATGTAGACCCACAAGCGGCAATTAATTGTGAGGATACTTTTTATTTTATGTCATTTAATAAAGTATATACCGTTTCACAATTAATTGATCAGTATAGAAGAGGATTTTTACCCAACGAGTTTATTGGAATTAAAAACAATTTGGATGAATCTTGTGAAAGTGATAATGTAAAGTTCCCTAATAACGATGCAAATTATAGGTTCGATTTACTATATCTATTAACACTTATTGCAATGTTTATTTTCAAACCAATATTATTTGGTTTAGTTCCAATAATACATATTGTTGCTTTTTTAGTTATGTTGTTGGGTTTTATTTTTGCAATTATCGTTTCACTTATTTTACTAGTAATTTTACCTATTTGTTATCTTATAGCAGGTATAGTTGCATTTGCCAATTGGTTGGGTGCAAGCTTGGATCCCGTTGATTGTATTGACCCTGGAGAAATCGCCCAAATTGCAAGAGACATTGCAACATTATATCAAAAAATTCAAAATATTAATTTACCATTATTGGTTTATCCAAGTTGTGAGTTGTGTTCTTGTTCACCTGGTGGTGAGATATCTGACACACCAGCAAACAACTCTTTGACATCTGGTTATGCCGCTTCAACAGCCGAAGTGGGAGGAAATAGTTTGATATCCACTTATATGCTACCAACTCAATATGATGTTACCGATGTTGACGTACAATTTAGAAGTGCTATACAATCATTGATGGCAGGTGGACCATATACTAATGATTCACCATCTGGTAAAGCGAGAGTACCTCAATTTTCTTCTTTTGGAACAGATACTGATGTTTGTGGTCAAAACGTTTGTGGAAATGGTGAGGATGGTAATGCTGATCCTTGCCCTAAAGTTTTGTTTACTAATAATATAACTTTGGCTGAAAGAATTAATTTGTTCAACGTTAAAGCCAAATATTTTAATGACAGTCCGAACAACCCTGGTGGTGGTGTAAATAGAATTAAAGTAACTTTTAATACACCACTTAATGACCCAAATACTAAGTCCCATCTCGATAATATGTTGGTGGTTTCTTGTAGAGAGGGATCACTATCCAATTTCACTGTAGGTCAAATTATATCATTCCAAGACCCTACATTATCAAAAGACATTAATATTAATGGTTTTGTTGATTTAAACCAATTTGGTACAGCAGGTGTGACTGGAGAAACATTCAATAACTCACCATCAACACCTGTGATTGTAAGATATGCCAATCCTGATGGTACTTCATCAACTCCTTTACAAGTTAGTTATTTTCTATCACAATCAGATGATACTTTTTTCCATAAATTTCCTATGGATATTGAGTATTTTCAAGTTGTTACTGCAATGACTTATAATACGTTTTCAGCTCAGTGTCAATACGATATTTTATCTTTGAACAATCGATTCTTAAATAATGATATTGTTTTACGTGAGGTTAGTGAAAATCTAACTTTCTCATACTATGCACCATCACCACCACATCCGAGTTATCCACCTGGTAGAGTTTATAACCCAATGTCTCTTTATAAGAAACATGAGGAACAAGTTTTGATTTTTTTAGTAAGAGGTGTTGACCCCAATTCAACAAGACAAACTTGTCAGTTCGATTTAAGTAGATTATTTGGATTCCCTACTAATAGTTGGGGACATAGGGTTGTAACTGGTAATTATAAATTGAACATACCAATTCAACCATCAAGTAATACATCGAATGTGAATGGTTTAAGGGCTGTAAGACATAACTTTGGACTAACTGGCACATCGGTCAATATTTTAACAACTATTGATACAATAACTGGTATTCCATTGTATTATGACTCTTACCACTTTCGTTTGTCAACAACTGGCTTAGCTAAGTTTAGTGGTTTTAGTTCTGATTTACCTAGTTATTATTCAGCATTGGATAGTTCACAATTAGGAACAAGTTTTAATAATTCATTTAAACCTACTGATGCTCCGAATGACGTTAGTATAAGAAGATATACTACTACACCAATTGGGTACAATAATAATGGTGTTTTAAGAGTTTTATTGAATCCATCCACGACAACTACATCAACAGCTGGATTTCAAGTGTTACCATATAATAACGATATGTACTATGGCTTTACCGTGGAATTTGACTCTAAAATTGATACAACCCTTGCGGGAGGTGTGCCATCCATTTTCAATGTTACGTCAAATTGTGTTAAAGATTATTTCGGACCTCGACCTAATAATTACAACACGGATAATCGAGGTTACTTCATAAATGAAATTGTGGATGGTGGTTCTTTAATGGGACAAAAAAAATCAGCGATTAGTATTCCGAATCCTCCTGTGTTTGTTGCTGATGGTTGGTATTTTTCACCAAGATACACGAATACCTATAATTTTATTGAAGCAACAACACCAACAAATGCAAGTAAAATTGTAATGCGTTCAGATAGATTACCAACATCAACAACAGTGACTGATGTTCAGGGAAATAGTTTTACTTTACAAAACAACTTGAAGTTCAGTATTTACACATATACTGATGATGGTGTAGCTCAAGGTACTACTGGTACTGCGTCTTCTATTGGGGGTGGTGGTGATGGAAATGCTTTTGCATTATTAGAAGATGAAACTATCGGAAATCCTGTATTTGAATCGTTTACTTGTGAGGGTTCTGTACCACTTTTTTGTTACTACCCCAATAACGATGAAATAGCAATTAGACCTGATGGTAATATATGTTACACGAATGGTGTAACTGGAGCTAAAATTATGGAAAAGGGGTGTTATAAATTAATTTCTGCAGTTATTTTATCATTACCGGCTGACTTGTTAATTGTAAATGAATGGACATCTAGATTACTGGTCAATTTTGGTGCGTGTAGAAACGTTTGGTCACATTTGTTTGTGAACAATTGGATTAATGGTTCATTGTATGCCTTTGCCTTTAAAAATGACAGAATATTTGACGCGAATAATAGACCCTCAAGTGTTTATTGTAGGAGGACACTATATCTCCACCCAACTAACAATTTCTACTACAGAAGTAGTCCATATATGACAGGAACAACTGAAGGGTTTATTGGCGCACCACCAAGTACTTTTATTGGAATCCCTTTTGGTGGTAATGATAGAAATTTAAAATTTCCGACCACTATGATGGACTTAGGACCTAGGTCACAATATCTACAAGAACTTGTATTTTCAGATGAATTTGATGGGTATGTAGCTAATCGACTTATTGATTCATCCTATACCGATGTAAGTGAAATATTAAATTTGTTGATAATAAGTAGATTAACAAATCTAAGTTTTATAGGTATTCTATTAAGTTCAGCTGGTGGTACTGTGTTCAGATTTTTCTTAAATGACAGAGATGCTTTTAAAAATTTAGTGGATGCTGACTATGCACAAATGATATCTATAAGTTCTGAATTGGGGATATCAACATTTGAACCAATAAATTATCCGACTGACCCAAATGGACAAGACCCTATTTTTATTAATAGTCGAACAGCTGATGATGTTGTGATGGGGATTTTTTGGTCGAGTAATACCCAAATAAGAGATTTTATCGCACCAAAGAGAAACATAATCAATAGTAATGCGAATTTAGGTTCTATTTGTGCTTTTTCAAATATTCCAGTATTTTCACAAGAAGTTCCTTTTTATCAATGGGAAATAAAACCTAATTTCAATGGAGGTAATGCCGAGAGTATATTTGGTTCTCAAGGTAATAATTGGTACACAAGTCCAATCAATACAAATGATACATTTTTTAGTTCAAAATACCAATCTATGGATAGATTAAATGCTAACTCTAGATATTTTAGATATAATACAAATGGTGGTCTTGGTTACATTTTTGCAACAGATCCTATTAGTGGTGATGAAAGTGGAAATAGAAACTTATGGACACATAATAATCCTGATGAAAACACTATCACGGTTGGAGCTCCTTTCCATTTTTATTTTGGGTTAAAAAAGGGTAAAACCTCTTTTGACAGATTCAGTAAAAAATGGTTAAAATTTGATACAATAACTGATTAAAATGGGAAATATTAACTATACAAGAATTGTTTTGGGGTCTTTAAGGTACAAGTCATCACCTGATACTGACTTATCTCTACAAGTACCATTTAAAAGTACTCAAAGAGAATTGATTGAGTATGATAGAACGGCTGATATTAACTTACAACAAGTTTTTCAGGACGAACGTGAAAATTCAAACTCAATAAGACCTTCTTGTAAATTTCAGTTAGTTTTTAAAAATGCTTATACTGGAACAACTAGATATACACCATTTGAAAGAAATTTGTACTATACGAATGCCGAATCAGTTATTACTGATAGATGTGCAAACTTAAGTGGTAACTCACCTTTACCTTGGGGTGGATTTCCATTATATAATGAATTCGATTTTATACGTAATGATTATAATGTATCGGGTTATACCATTCCTTCTGGAAATACAACACCACCATCAGTTCACGTTAATTTTGTATCTAAAAGTGCAACAACCTACAATTGGAATTTTTTCGTAACATATGGTTATGACAATGACTATACGAAAACTCATACTGCAAAATTTTTAATTCCTGATACAAACAATCCTTATTATGAAACTGTAAATTGGACAGTTAGTGATGGAATTCCATTTGTTGTGACTAATGGTACTTTTAATGGTAGAAATGTTTTGAGATTTAGATGTCCGATAAAACATGGATTAAATGTTGGTGAATATGTTCAACTAAGTTCCAATTTTACTTATGATGGAAACACATTGTTTCAAGTATATAGCTTGGGAGATTACACTTATGGGTCGGAGGTGTTTATCTTCAACCTAATAAACTATGGTTATACTGGCAACACATTCAATGTTGGTAATAAGGGTACTGCAAAAAGAGTTTTAAATGTTAATAATGTATCTGATTCAATTTCAGAATATTATGTAAGAACTCATAAAATCTTAACTGATGTTAATGATAGTTTATTAGTGAAAACTGGTTTTGAAGAAAATGCTTTTGGGAATGTAAAAAAATATGAAAGTAGTGGATTTACACCTGATGGAATAGCAAGAGTATCAATAAAAGAAGGTGGTCAAACATACTCAGTAACATTTAATAAAAAAATTGAAATATCGACATTGTTAGATAATCAAAGAAGACCATTAACTGAGTTGTTTTTTTCAGTTATTTGGAAAGGTTACTTTGGTTGGACAATGGGAATTCCAAAAATCCCACCCCAAACTGGTTTTTATGGTTTAAAACAAGGATGGGAATTCAATTTACCACTTGAACCTTCAACTGATACACCAAGTCCATGGTGGTCAAATAATGAACCGAGGTCAGAAACAAACTTTCCGTTAGGTACATACAATACAGGGTTATTCAACTCATCAACATTTAGAGGTTTCACTTACGTTGAATCTTTAAAAGTAGGTGATGTATTAGATGGAGAAATTTGTGAATGGAATAATTTCGAACAAAGGGAAAGGGTTGTTACTGATATATACCACAAAATAAGATTTAATCCTTACGTCTTTTCGATAAACAACAATACTATTTTGAATCAAAATTCAAAAGGATATTATTATAAACCACATTATAGTTTACCAATAAGGGTTTTCTCTGATTACATCGAGGAGGGTAATTTTAATAACATTGTTGGTGTTCCTAATTACGCTTACTTCTCAACATCTCAGAATACTTTTAGATGGAGGGATTTGTATCCTTATGGGTTTGTGGATTCTTCCGGATTGGGTTATGACTTTCCTTTTTTAAATGGAGTTCATTATCCCTATAATAATTACACTTTTAGAATAATACCAGAAGGAACTAATTATACAGAACAGACCATAATTACTCAACCAATAACCGATAATTGTGAATAGTAACAGATATTATATAACATTACCAACAACGGATCAAGAAATCAACATACCTATTGAAATTACAGAAGATTTCTTAGGTAGAACCGATAGTATTGAACTCTATGAGGATGAAGTATTAGGTGAGGTTATTGGAGTTGCTACCGACTTTGAGGTAGGAAGGTATGCTCATAATGAATATTCTCCTACAAATACGGAAACATCAGTAAATTATGAATTTTATTTTTATAGTGGAAATGTAAATACACTGAGTGCGACCACTTGCCCACTACCAACTTCTACTGATTTAGGTTTGTGGGTAAATAATTATTTAGCTGAAGGGTTTAACTCAAAAGAGTTATATTATTTTGCAAATTCATTTGCCAATTCTTTTTTCAAATTGGACTTTTATGATAGTAATGATGAAAAAAATCAAACTAACTATTTTACCATCATAATACCAACACAACAAGGTTTTACTACCACAGCGTCAATTTCACCTTACATACCATCAGTAAAAATAAAAATACCAAAATTTAAATTGGACTTCGTTGGTGATAAGGAAGGTTTTTTTGTTTATTGGTTAGATATACCACAATTTTTGACAATAAACACGTTTTATATGTCAATAAAGTTTTTTGATGCAAAAGAGGGTGTTTTTGTTAGAATGATGAATGTACCACAATGTAGTTTACCAAACAAATATCAATTTGAATCAGGTAAGTATTTTTATCATAAAGTAATCTTGAATTACGAAACCAAAACATATGAAATATATGATGGTAATAACCCTAATACTAGAATAGGAACAACAACAAATCCTATGAAATGGTATGAATATGTAAATCCACCAAGTTTATAATGGAAAGTAAAATTTATAATATACGAATTTCACCAGAAGTTATTTCGAATGACTTATTTGTTGTACCATTCTTGGCAGGTAATTCACCTACGATAGAACCTGATCCTTGTTGTACAATTACAACAACTCAAACAACGTTTAGAAATACTGGTTTTACATATGTCTATTCTTCTATGACACAAGTTTTAACTGGTGGAACCAATGGGGATTCTTTGTTGACAGGGTTGACTATCCCAATTATGTTAACACAAAGTGCGGTGGATTTCGGATATTACTCAGTATTCGATGGAATGATTCTCCAACAAGATGTTATGACAAATTTTGTGTTTTCAGGTTCACCTTATTTTCCTTACAATTTTACTGTAAATTTATATAATACATCTGAAATAGAATTAAAAAAATATCTTTCATTTTCTAATTATCAAATTGATTGGGGTGATGGTGTTGTAACTCCAGTTAGTCCTTATACCTCAACACCATATTCACATACATATGTAACTGGTGGTGAGTACACGATATCTATGTCAGGTATGAGTCCTTGGGGTTACAATACGATTAAAAAAACGATTACAATACCTTTTTCGTCTGTCACAATTAATAACCCAAATGGTACTGCATACTTTACACCACTTGGTGGAAGTTGGTCAGGTTCAGCGTTAAATTACAACTATATCTATAGTGGTGATAGTGATTGTGAAACAAGTTTAGATGGATTTAATAATTTCTTGGGTAACGAACCATTAATCATAACTGGTTATAGTAAATCAGGATTAAGTGATTTAGAGGTTTATGGTAAAAGAACCTCGTTATACGATGGTAAGTACGATATTGGGACTCAAGTAATAGGGTCAAGTGGTACTATTGGGACATTTTGGGGACCTAATCCAAACGGATATACTGCATATACAATTAATGGTGTTGATTACTATGATTATCCTGATGGTACAACTTTGTTTATTGTATCTGGTGTATCTCAAATAGACATGGTTTGTTCTGCTATAACTAAAAATGAGGCTTTGTTGAATGTTATAGATGAACCAGTAATTCAAACAAATGTTTTTGTCGAAAGGGGGAAGAATTCAGGTATTGAAACATTAGTAAGATTAGGTGAGGTAGACAATTTAGGAGATTTGGACAATTATGGATATGGATTTTTTAAAGTTACAAAGTTCTAACTTCTATATTTATAAATAAGTTAGTGAGTATAAATAAAATATAAAAATGTAATAAATGGCACTTGCGAGTTATGGAACAATAAGACCATCAGATGTTTCACCTGAAGATGTTGAAATCATCTTACACTATACCCCATCGAGGGACGACACTGCGAATTTTGTTTTGACCAAATTGGATTCTGTTTCAATATTAAGACCTTATTTTAATAATCAAAGTACGGGTGGAAATGCCAATATTGAAATATTGGGTGGTTTATATAATCTTAAATTACCTGCAGATCAATTTAATGCGTTGGGAATTTATACATTGTATATTAGACCAACACAAATAAGAACTAAAATTCTTGATTGTGGTGTTTTATCTGCACTTCCAAATGTTAGAGGAATAATTATTGATTTAAATCAAGTTCCTAACCAATATAGAAATAAATTTACTAATCAGGGTTTAGTTGGTTTTAGAGTTGAATATTTGAATACTGATGGCTCAAAAATACCGAATTTCTTTAGAGTAATTACCTCTTCTTTTTTCTGTGAACCAGTAATACAAAATTTGACTAATACATCACAAAAAGCAATTCGCTACAGATATACAGATAGTTCAAGTAACATTTTATTTTGTACATTGTCTCCATCGTCAGCGCCAACAAACAAACCAAATGCAATACCTTATATTGGACAACCTGACCAAGATATTATAATAACTAATACCTTTTTCAACCCAATTACATTAGATATTGAAGTCGCTGAACACGACTTTTCAACATTGGCAATTGCTCTGTTCGGTAATCAAACAAAATCAATTGATGATGGTATCTACACAATGTATGATCCACAAAATAACATCTATAGACAATATAACCTTTACGAAATTAGAGACCAATTTAATGAACTTCTTTATGAAGTTAGACAAGATAGAGGTAATAATATCGATTTCAGTAAAAACTTTACTAATATAACAGCATAATGGCTAAATTTACATGTCCACCACAAAAACCATCGGGTCTTGGAACTTTTTCAGACAATTTAGTTGGATTACAACTTGTTGCTGGTGGAGGATTAACCCAAGGTAATTTTAATTTTACTTTGTCGAGTTCAGAAAAGGTCAATAGAAATTTTTCTACTGGTGTTTTCTCGAATCCGATAAACTTAGATGGATTGGGTATATCAGACGTAAATCAATCGAGGCTTATTGTTGAAAAAAACTTCAAAGTATATCCAAATTTTGATCTAACCCAAGTAACTAATTTTGTTATGTATGGCTCGATGGCTAAAAGAATGTCGGCTGCTATCACACAAGTCATTAGTTATTTTCCTGCGGCATTAGAGTCAACAACATTGAGAGTTGATTATAGTACTGGAGTTACGGCCTTCAACGTTGTTTATAGTCAAACATATAATGAAACAACATTTGATTTAGATTTAACGAAAATAAGAAATCCATTCGGAATTGACTTCACGACTAACTCAACTAGAAACTTACAACTAAGAGAAATTCAGGTTTCACAATTGAGAAATATGACCTTGGAATATGCAAAATATTCTTTGTATTTCCAAGAAGTTGGTTATCAATTGTTAAGAATTATACCAACAGAAAGTTTAACAAGTGGATTGTTAAATGTTACTATTGTTGGAAACCCTTTTTCGAGTCAAACAATAGTATATGATAATATTATAATTAGACCAAATGACCAAGAGGTTAATAAAGTTTTTAATGAAAACTTAGATGAGGTTGAAAACTTTTTATTAAATAGAACATCAACACCAATTTATACCGCATCTTTCGTTGTACCTAAAGAAAGTGATGATGGAACATATTTTAGTGATACTGATTCTGTAACTTGGCCAATACTTGGTATATGGAATTTAGATATCATTTCAGGAAGTTTTACGGATTATTTGACAAATCTAAATGATATAAGTGAATCTTTCGACTCTTATCGTACTAACTTAATTTCAAGATTTTTTACCACACCAGCTTTTAAAGAGTTTGATACAATCGGACAAAAGATGGATAAAGTTTTACAATTATATGGTAGAAGTTTCGATGAAATTAACAAATACATATATGGTTTAGCTTACACAACCTCCGTAAATTATAATGTTGGTAATGATATATCATCACAATTATTAAGAAATTTAGCACAAACATTAGGGTGGCAAACTAACATTTCACCTATTACTAACTCAGATTTTTTAGGTTCTGTATTTGGGCAACCCAACCAAGAAAAATCAAACTTTTCTGGTGTTCCAGTGTCTCAAACACCTGATGAATTAAATTATCAGTTTTATAGAAATATAATTTTGAATACTGCATTCCTTTTTAAATCTAAAGGTACTAGAAAATCAATTGAAAATTTATTAAGGTTGATTGGTGCACCTGATGCTTTAATTGAGTTTAATGAATATGTCTATTTGGCCGACCAAAGAATAAATATTGATAAATTCAACAGATATTTCGCACAAATTTCAGGTGGTACATTAGTCGAACAAACTCCGACTTTGGAAAGTTCGAATGTATTCACAATTTTTGGTGTTCAATACACGGGATTCACTACAACTGCTACAATTACGGATGTTAATATTACAATTGATGAATTTCCAATAGATAACTTAGGATTTCCCAAAACTATTACAGATAGTGAATCTTATTATTTCCAAATAGGTAGTGGTTGGTTTGAACAAACTCCACAACACAGGGCACCAGAACAAGTCGATTTTACTTTAAGTGTATTTAGTGGTAATAATCCTGACTATCAAACAAGTTTGAAACCATATACATATGGTCAGGAATATTTGGATAGATTTAGAAAATTTCCATTTTTACAACTTGGTTATAGTTTATCACCTTCGATTGATAATAATAAATCTTGGTATGATGATGAAGTATTAACGAGAGTTAATTTGGATGGTGGTATAAACGCGAGATATTTTGTTTCCGATGACAAATTAGTTTTAAATGTTAAAAATACTGAAATATTTTTAAATCCTGCTCAGGGGTTGGTTTATGATGTGTGGTTTATGTCATCCACTTTGAACTATCCAATACCTAATCAAGGGTTGAACTACGTAAATCCAAATGGATGTTTTCCTAATGCTGCAACTTGTTATCCTGATAGAGGTGGTGTGGATTGGACTATTATTAATCCTCAACCAAAACAGAAAACATTTTTTGAATTTGCTCAGACGTTTTGGAAAAACACAATCAATGTAAGAAATAGACAATTTTCTACAGATGGAAAAACAAGTGGATATCCAACACTACAATCGATATATTGGAAGTACTTACAATCGTTACAAGATGTGAATATTCCAAACAATAATTTTACCTATAAAACGATGATTGATTACGTCAATGGTTTGGGTGATTATTGGATTCGTTTGATTGAACAAATGGTGCCAGCAACCACTATTTGGAACACTGGTGTAAAAATGGAAAATTCAATTTTCCATAGACAAAAATTTCAATGGAAAAGACAAAGAGGTTGTCAGATAATAACTCAACCAACACCTGAAACTGGGGGTGGTACTGCCCCTGATGCAACAATTATTGCGTTGAGACCACCTTTGTGTAGACCTTGTGAATTGATTGATAACATATATACTTACGATTGTCCAGTACAAAATACTGAATGTCCAAAATATCCTTGGGAAAGTGATCCTAAACTTCCCAACTTTGGTAGTGTATTAGGAAAATTATTAAATGAATATTTAACATCAGTTGGGTATGATCCGAACAATTGTAGTTTAAATAATCTAACAACACAATGGTATGTTGATATTAGGATAGATGATGTTCAAGTAGTATCGTATCCATTCTTTAATGGAATCGGATATAATTTTATTCCATTGAGTTATCCAACAACCTCTGATTGGGACACAGCAATTGTTTCAGCTTTGAATTTGTTAAAACCATTGGGGTATGATTATTACTTTACAACTAATGATACTATTGTAGTATATAATCAGATATGTACCATACCTGAAACTGATATTAATTTTAAATTAAATGTCGGAATAAACTTCTCAATTTATTGTATATAATGTCTTGTTTTTTAGATGTAAACGTTTATAGTATCACGGGCGATTGTAGTAATACCTCATCAGGTGCATTCAGTATTGATATATATGGTAGTGCACCAAATTATACAATCTCTTGGTTATCACCACCTTTGGGGAATATACCATTAACTGGTGGTACGAGTGGATATACAAAAACTGGTCTATCAGGTGGTACTTATGTTTTTGAGGTGATTGATAGTTGTTCAGGTACAAGTACAATTTATCCTGTGAGTGTTTTTATATCTACTGGTACTTGTGTTACATTCTCAGGTATTAAAAATACAACTTGTAATCAAAATAATGGTAGTTTGACTGCCGATACAACTTACTATTATGCTACAAGTACATTTAGTTTATATGAATTAACAAGTGGATTTATAACTTCAGGACAAAGTTTTACAAGTGAATTCGTTTTTGACTCATTGTCTGCTGGTACATATTATGTGGTTGCTGATGATGGGGGTGGTTGTACTGGTCGTTCGGAAAGTTGTATTGTAAAATCGTCCTCAACTTTAGATTTTGGAATATACATTATAAATGACGCGGGTTGTGCGGTTGATTCAGGTGCACTTTATGTGACTGGTTTGACTGGTATTCCACCTTACACATACTCTTGGTCTAATGGTCAATCAACACCACAAATTACGGGATTAACACCTGGTAACTACAATGTTACAGTTACAGATGGTTCTAGTTGTTCGAAAAATCTATCAGCTGTCGTTGTAGAAGTTCCACCAGTTGGATTAGGTACGTTCACGGTTACAAATCCCTCATGTTACTCATCAGATGGAAGTGTAACAGTTGTTACTACAGGAGGTACAGCACCATATTATTATTCAGGTTCAAATGGAAGTGTGACTATAACATTTGCCTCAAGTCATACATTTACAGGTATTTCAGCGGGTAATTTTTCAGTGAGTGTAACTGATGCTGGTTTATGTAATTTTTTAGCATCCACGGTAGTTTTAACACCAAATTCGTTTACAAATGTTTCTGTTTCGACCACAAACTCATTATGTAATGATAATTCAGGTTCAGTATCTATTTCACTTTTCGGTGGTTCACCACCATATTCATACACTTTAATTGACTTTACTGGTAATTCCGCAACAACGGTTACAAACACGACTAACGTTAACTTTAATGGTTTGACATCAGGTAGTTATACTATTCAGATTACAGATGGTGGACCTTGTATTTTTACACAAGGTGTTGCAATCAATAATACAACTTTATTTACATTATCATCTGTTGTTTCAGCAACTACTTGTGGCCAAGATAATGGTGTTATCACTTTAAATATTAGTAGTGGTGGCACAGCTCCTTATATTTACGAATTAGATGGTGTAATAATTACTACAAATTTATCAGGTTATACTTTCTCAGGTTTAGCTGCAGGTAATTATACAGCTTCTGTAATAGATGCAAATTCGTGTCAACAAATATTACCAATTTTAGTACCAAGTTCATCTTCAGTTAATTTTATTTTGAACCCAACATCACCAAGTTTGGGTAACGATGGAATAATAGAAACATTTATTTTAGATGGTACACCACCATTTACCTTGAATTGGAGTTCAAATGTTCCAAGTGGTCAAACTGGATTAACAATTTCAGGTCTATCTGCTGGTACTTATACTTTGGGTGTTACTGATGATGATGGATGTACACAAATTAGAAGTATATCTCTGTTTGGGTATAATCTTATATCATCATATCAAGTTTTGAATCTTTGTAATGATGATTTCCAAAATAGCGGACAACTGATTAAAAAGGGACTTCAACAAATGTACTTGGAAGGATTCTTTGATTTAACGTCAGGGGATACAAATTGTTTATTAAGTGCGGCAACCTTTGTATGTGAAGTATCAGTTAATGGTGTTGTAAATAGTATTGGTTTCTACAATAGTACTACACTGAGTGACTTTCCATCTGACTCCGTATTTTTTAGTGTTGTTGAAACGTTATTAGCACTTTATTCGGAAATTGAAAGTGCAACAATAGACCCTTATACTGGAGAAATTACTATAAGTACACTATGTAATCCATCTATTAGTTACATAGATGCAACTGTAATCATAAATGTAAAAATACAATATGATATAAATTGTGTTAGTTGTGCGTAATTACCAAATATTTTCTTGTTTCATAAACCCTAAAACACAACAATAAGCATCACTCATATCAAAGTTTTCTTTTTTGAGTGTGTTGTTCTTAGTATAACCCCAATTTATTTGGGGTTCTCTTTTTGCGACTTGTTCCCAAATAATTTGTTTCTTGTCACAATCTTTTGGTAAGCCACCAAAAAGTACAAACTTACCTTTACCATTGTCTTTCACTAACCAAGGGAAGGCATTCTTTCTTGAGTTGTAAGTTGAAATGTATTCGGGTACTATACCCAATACATCATATATTTCTTTGGAGATAAGAGTATTATATCTCATTAATGTTTGTATGGTGTAAACATTGTTACTATTGAGTAAAGGTTCTTCGATAATAACCTTTTTTATATTTAGTTCATCGTATTTCTCAAGTTTAGTTTTAAAAACCTCTGTTTTTAAAAATAACTCTTTCATTTTATTTTCCTCTTTGGGCTTCAAAATGGGGGATATATGAGTTAGTTCTAATAAGTCCTTTGACTCCATATCGAAAAGAGCCCAGCCTATGGTTTTAGTTGAAACGTCTAAACCTAAAACCTTAGGCGATTGTTTGATTTTCTCTGTCATAATTTCTAAATATCTAACTTAATCACAAATTGTTGTATCCCTGTTCTAGGATAAGGTGATTGTAATTTAGATATAATCATAAGATTTTTATCAGAATCGTAAAGACCAATCTCACTAACGAATGGTTGGACTGAACTATCCCAACTTGGATTAGATGAATATTGAAATTCCGATTGACCTAATACAACTTGATACCTCATTTCATAAATTGTTGCTTGTATATCCGTTTCTATGTTTCCATAGAAATAATATTCGTCACCAAAGTTAAGTTGAGTACCAGTAAAACCAACTGTTGTTAAATCTATATAGTCACTTAAATCATATGTTGGGGCATCATCGTATAACTCTTGTGTTATTACAAAAGTATTACCAGTTAGGCCTGAAGATGTAATATAACCATTTATCGAAGTACCGGTAAGTTGATCAGTAAAATCAATTATTTTCCATTCTGTTGATTCTGGTCTACCCGAACTTACAATTTTTTGACAAATCATTTCAAATTTATCTGCTATAAAACCACTAAATACATCACATGGTGTCGGACAAATTGTAGTAGTTGTAGTTGTACAAGTTCCTATCCCGAAACCAACCACTGTAGTACCTGAAACATCTCTAATAGTGTTATCAAATAAACCATCAATGGTAAGTGCACAGCCACTAAAACTTGTACCTGTAATTGGTGTACTGATTACATAATCACAATCCACTACCTTTATTACTGATTGTCCTACTGAAATAGTTTGTGCGGTATAAGTTCGACAACTGAAAGTTAAACAATCCTCGAATAAAGTTGAAGTTACACCAGTAACTGATGGAACATCTAAATTCCAAGTTCCTAATGGTACATCATTCTGTGTTAGACCAGTTATAGTTGCAATTTTTGTGTTTCCTGAAAATAGTTGCCAACTTGCACCACTATATACTATTGTCTTGTTTGTAGACAAATTGTTATCCAAATATAATTCAGTGTTACCACTTAAAAACTTTATAAATTGTTCCTCGACACAAGAAATATTTTGTCGACAAATCGTCACACAAACTAAAGGTTCATAACTACAATCAGTAAAACCAGAAAGAATACTTGAACCATTATCCATAGTAAAATTACCAAAAGGAATATTTGTATCAAAGTCAACTATCAAATCTTCAGCTGAACCACTATTTACAAAAATCCAATTAGTACCATTGAAATATAAATTATAAATGTCATTCCCCACAATAATAGTTCTATACACTGGATAACCATTCAATATTTCAGAGGTTTTTACGAATGGATATGCTGCAAAATCATTTGGATTTGTATCAGGGTCTAATGTTACCCAAAAAGTGAATCCAGTGTACCAACAAGGTTGAATTGAAGTCGGAGCTGAAGATAAACAACCAAACTCATTACCAAATCTAACACTAACATTTTGTGAATTGATTGGGTTACAAGTAACATTCGGTCCTTGTATTAATTGATAATAGTTGGAGTGTAAAGAATTAGTAAATGACGAACTATTAGATAAACGATATGTTACATACAAATAATCAGAACTACCAGTCAAAATCCCCTCAACTGAATTATTATCTAACCCACAAATATTAGGTGTAATTAAAGAAATTTTTGGTGCTGGTAACGTCCAGTTTCTATTCGATTTGTAAGATAAAGCAGCAACCAATTCTTCATCATCAATTATAATTAGTTTGTGGTCTGGAAATACCTTCCCAACTCTATTTGGAATTCCTGCTTCAGGTGTTGAATTCTGATTTGGATTAGTATCCCATAGGTGGTAATATCTAATACCAGGGTTATTCATATCTTCATTCTTAGTTGATTCCAAGTAATGAACCTCAAATAATGGTGTTAGTAAACTATCAAAACCAGGAGGGTCAACATAAAAAGTTTGACCATAACAACATTGTGGGTTTTTGTGCCACATTATCCAAGGCAAATGAACTTTGAAGTTTCGAGCCTCACCAGTGTTATCTTCTGGTTCTGTGATATCACGGGGTTCTAAAGCAAACTTTTCACCATAAAAGAAGTCAATTGTATTATTTGTATAATGAATAATAGCTATAGCTTTTTGTTCTTCAGGTGTTACTATTATTTTTTCATCGAATGAGTTAAAATAATATGTTGAATCAGTATCCGTTTGTCCACTACTCGAGGCATAACCAAAATACTCCTTAGACCCCAAATAATTGATTGAACCGAATTGTGTATAATCCTTATATATTGCTGAATTTAATCCTGCAGGATTTTCAGACCAAGGAATATTCATATTCCAAATTTTCACATCAAATTGGTCAGTGTAACAAACTGATTCAAAATTTATAACATCATAAGGAAAATGTTGGAAAGGTGTAACACTATCGTATATTTCAGTCATACCTGAAGGATAAACGATAACTCGAGCATAACAATCACTACTTAAATATGAAAAATCAGGCGTAGTTCTATCTAACGTAATGTTAGTCAAACAAACATCCACAATTCTGTAGGTTAAAATTGAATAACAACTTGACATATCAACAACACAAGTTGCTGAATAACTTGGAATACAAGGTCCACAATTAGTTACGGGACAAGTTGTGGTAGTTGTAGTAGTTGGAGGTGGTGGTGGATTACAAGGGTTAGTTGTTGTTGTCGTTGTTGTCGGGGCTGTTGTGGTTGTAGTAGTAGCTGAATAACAATTACAATTATCAACACCACTTCCATCGTATATTATTGTAATAATGTCACCAACTTTATAATTTCTAACAAAATTTGTATTACAAGTGATTGATGATACCACAATTGTGTTTGAACCATTCAAACTATTCATTTGGATTACATAGTTTGATGTAAGTGCATAATCACCAGTTGTTATAGCACTCCACAAAGTAGTGGAATTTGTTGTTGTACCCAAGAAAAACCCCCTTGGTGATGCTGTATTATAAACTGGACTAACAATAGATTGCATAAAGGGTATTCCATATGTGTTACCTGCGTTACCATCAACGAAATATGGATACTTAATATTTTCTTTATTTGACTGAGGAACACCTGCAGAATTCTGAGCATTGAAACTTGGTTCCAAAATAACACTATTATATTGGTTATATTGTGTTTGTGGAATTGCGTTATACGAAACCTCACTATCACCAATTTGGAAATAGCTTATGTTAAAATTACCTTGTGAAATTTTTTGTCTACCAGTATCGGTAATTCTTGTGTTTATTAAACCCGATGTGTTTTTTAAAATATATCCCATAGTGATAAATATCCAAAATTGATTTTATGTTATTATAACCCTACAACAATAGCAACCTGAAATCGAAACATTACTTAAAGAAAATGTTTCATTTGTTTGTCCGAAATAACAAGCAATATCTTGGTTTTTAGTTAAAGTCGTATTAGTGGTAAGTAGTAGTGTATCAGAACTTGTCAAACTAATATTATTCCAAATTTCGTTATAAGAATTAATAAACAATGTTTGATTTTGACAACCTGGATTAGGATTGTAAGACGTTGATTTTGTTAGTCCTGTTGACGAAATACTTTGTGTATTACTGTTCTTCTGAAGTGTACTATTCGATGTTGTGGTCGATGTACCTGAAAATGGGGAACTCTTAGCGGTGTTTAAGTGTATTAAATTGAAAGAAATAGTAACCCCACTTGGTAATTCAGGAAATACTGAAATAGTCGTTTGATATTGTTTAGTTAATGTAGTATTATTGTCAACAATAGTTTTAGTCGATGTGTTTAATGTAACATTATACGTTATTGAGTTATTCGACTCAATTAAAATTGGTGTATTAGTTGAGGTTGAACCTGAAACGTCTTTTACTATGACTGAATATTGACCAGGACACAAATTTGAAAACAAAGGTGTATTTCTGAAAGTCGAACCATTATCAATAGAATACGAATATGGTGGTGTTCCATTATATGCTTGGATTGCAAAAGAACCATCACATCCACAAATATTTTGATTAATGTTTACTATTGATGTAAGAATCATAATTATGACGAAGATTTAAATGTTAGTGAACTTGTTAATGTACCACCTGCAACCAAATTAGCAGTTAACGTAATTTGATAAGTATGTGTTGTACCAACTGGTGGACAGGGACCTTCCCATCCCCTAATGTTCGATGCACCTGGGTCATCTGTAGTTGGATTGATTGTTGGTGAACCAATCCATGTTACACTACTACTGACTTCAGTTTGCGAAGGATTGATGTTGGTCACATCCCAATGAACATAACCTGGGTTATCCAAGTCCTCACAGTAAATTTCGTAACTACTTATCTGAGAACTTGTTAAACCACCTTGTAAATACCATTTTATCCAAGGTGTGGAGTTACCACCAGTACAAGTTCCACCTGAGAATTTATATAATGAAGGTATATTATTATAGTTCAATCCCCACCATTCATTTATAGAGACGTATAGATATTTTTCACAAGGTCCGAACGTTGAAATGGTTTGTTGTGTTGTGTAAATACTATTCATGACCCAACCTACATAATTCGGGTCAACACCTGGTATTGGTGCAATAGGTGATGAGTTGTATATATACCAACCACTATAACCAAAGAAAGTCGTATTCAAATCACTAATTGTTGAAGCAGACAATGACCAAGCACCTGAAGTACCAATGGTTGGATTAAAAAATACTATCTCATTACCCGAACTTGAAATCCACGATACATAACCATTGATATAATTGTTTAATCCAAAAGTTAATTGTTCTTGTAATGGTGTATCTGTCTTTCCGATTCTCTTTGTAATGTCTATAGTTAAACAGAAAATATTCTCAGCATAATTTGGTACTGGAGGTGTTGTAGTTGTGGTTGAAGTGGTTGTAGTAAATCCTGGTATCGTACAAGTTGTTGTAAAAGTATAGTCACCATAATAGTCAGTTACAACTGCTGTATAATTACCAGTTGAAAGACCACCTATTGTGTCACCACCTACTCTTATTGTACCATTAGGGTATGTCCATCTAATTGTGTATGGAGGTACACCACCAGTGATATTTAGGGTTATCGAACCATTTGCACTATCTGGTTTACCTGTTACATTCGTGACTGAACATAAAACATTTAGTGGTGATATGGTTAATACATTACAATCATTCACTGGAATATAACCAGCATTTATATAAGGTCTTGTTGTCGTAGTTGTTGTTGATGTAGAGGTTGTAGTCCCTACACAACCAGTTCTTAGTACTTGTGAACAAAAAGGAGTACCTGTACAAGTTACTAAAGTAAAACCACTTGCACATGTTAATCCTGAATTTCCTGAATTGTCAAAAGTTGAACCTGTTAAATTTCTTGTTGAAAAAACGGTAACTTGAGTTAAGTCCGATTGTGATGTTATAGCAGTTAATGTGGTTATACTTCCTGAATATATTTCAGCACCAAAACCAGCATTAGACCCTGCATTTAATCCCTCAATTTCTAAATAATTAGGTCCGGCTGGTAAAGTTATTGGGAAAACAGACCATGTTGAAAAAGTTTGCCCATATGTACGATATGCTGAAGTAAGATTATTGTATTGAACTCCATTTGTAAATCCACTCGTGTTTGCTTCTACTAAAAGTACACTATTCAATTTGAATCTAAAATAGTCGTCAGCACCCAAACCTATATAATAAGTTTGAGAAACTGGGTTATTAAAACATGCTGTAAAACCAATCCAAGTGTTAAATGGTGTCCCACCAGTTGTTGGCCACACACCGCAATAATTCAATCGACCTGGTGAATTAGGTAAAAGAGTGGTACTTTTGTTACCCCAAACTGTGTTGGAATTGGCACAAGGAAATATTTTAGGTCCGTGAGTTGTTCCACTTAAACTACAATTCTCTAAAGCACCATTTGGTGAAACTACTGATTGACCAACACCAGGGCCTCCCAAAACATAATTTAATGTTCTATCCTTCAAACTTTTTGTTGTGTCTGAATCAATAAAAAAAGTTGTGTTAAATATTGGTGTACCATTTTTGGTTTGACTTAAACCAGTTGTACCCGTTAAAATAATTGGATAAGTTAAGTTCGTAATATCCTCATAGAATATTGTTCCCATAAATCCATTGGTAGGAAATTGAGCTGACTTTAACGCAGTCAAAGTCGAGGAAGACCCACTTGTGGATGCGGTTATTTGTCTTACACACGCAGTATTGTCGGGTAACGCAGTATAACCTGATGGACAAAAACAACTCATTTATTAGATTTTAATATAAATAGATTTATAGATGGTTTTGAACAATCTTTTTCATTATTTCGATATACTTTATTGTTGAACTATCCTTTTCAACGTAATCAAAATGATTTATGTTTTGACGTAATCTATCTAATGGATTAACGTTTATATATTCTCCTTTGTAAAATTTAGTATTTTTAAGGTCATCAGTTACACCAGCCATATGAAGAATTGGTTTAGTATTGTAAATTTCAATTGAATCTGTTGCCCAAGAGAAATCCAACTCTGATGTTATTTTTGTTTCATAATTATGTAACCATAGATTCCACAACAAAGACCACATTTCTGCTGTCCAAAATTGTATCTCACCAGGATTAATTGGAAATCTTTTTTGATAACTTAACATCTGATCATATAGTGGTGTACAATCTTCATATATTTTTTTCCACAATTTATAATCAGAATTTTTAATCAGATATTGTCCGCCACCAGAATTATTTTGATTTTCTTTTATAATATTCACATCAACACCAACTACATTTGCCATTTCTTGTAGTAATTGACCTTTATTTGAATTGGGATGTTTGTATTCATATCTGTTACAACAATCAATAATATAGTTGTAACCTATGTAACCAATTGTGTCAGATAGATAGTTAGTATTATCTTGTAACAAAGTACCAAAATCAGGTAATCTTCTGAAAACTATGTCGGCATCGTGTAGAAATAAGTTTTTACCTAATTTAGGATTTTGTTCTAAAAATTTATAAACCAAAAAAGGTTTGATATTGGGTATATAATGTTTCTGTTTTCTATCATCTAAATAATGATGAACATTAATATCCAAATCTTTTAATTGAAGTGATTCTTCAGTTGGTTTTGTGTTACCATGCACCATAGCAAATAATACGTGTATTTGATTAGGGTTAATTCCCATCTCAATAAAGTTATGAACATATACTCTTACTTGCCAGTGAAAATATGGTACATCTGGTTGTGCTGATACAAAAATTAAATCCTCCATATTAAAAAAATATAGAGGATTATTTGACTTTATAAATAATACAAAATATCCACAATACTATTAAAAGTTGGAGGGGGTTATCTATAAATAAAAACTTTACATTCTATATAAGTTTTTTACCTACTTATTTCCTCCCAATCTAAGGATGCAAACACGGTTTCGCCATTATCTGCTGCAGAAATTGCTATTAAAAACTCAAAAGGTGTACCAGATAAACCATTCCTTTCTAATTGATTAGCAAATAATGCTTCTTTCAAAATGTCAATTGAAAAATTTGATTGATTTGTTGTTAAAAAATATCCTGAAGCTAATATTCTTCCACCTGAATACGATGTTGCTGTCAAATTATACTCAACACTTGAATCAACACCAGCACTAACCCAACTTCCACCTGATGTTGTACCTGATGAAACCAAACGCCAATTATATGTACCTGTAGTAGTACCAACTAATGAAAGCGCTGTGGCTATTACTACAGCATCTAACCTTGTTGATTTTAATCTAATCGAAACAATTGGGTAGTAAGTACCTGCGGTAGTTAATGTACGTCCTGAAGTTATTGGTGTACCTACTGCTTGTTGTAAACCTCTTAATTCATAACCCCCCACTTAGATATGAAATAACAAA